GGTAGTCCAGCCCACGGCTCGGGTTCTGGAAGAATTTCAATGACTTATGCAAACATTTATTTATCAATGACTTATGGAAGCGACCGTAACGCCTATCGATGACCTTTGGTGGACCGCCACCAAGTTTAGCGACACGCTGAAAGTGGATCGTCGGGTCTGTCAACAAGCGCTGGAAACCGCGCCTTACAGAATGATCGGCAAGCGGCAAGTTTGGCATGTGCGTGAAGGGTTCGAGGCCATTTACCGCCGCAAATACGGCCTGGACAGCGCCAGCGATACCGTCAATCCCGCCAAGTTGCCGCCTAAAGACCGGCTGGATCACTTCAAAGCCGAACGCGAGCGCCTCAAGCTAGCCCAGGAAGTCCGCGCCCTGCTTCCGGCTGTCGAGGTAGAAGCGGTCGCCGGCGAGGCGTTTAAGGTCATCGCCCAGGCCATTGACGTGCTCCCCGATACCCTGGAACGCGACGGCCATTTAAGCCCGGATGCCGTCGCTCTGGTGCAACGCATCCTCGATCAAGCCCGAGAGAGGTTGTACGAGGCGATCACTGGCTTAACGGCGAAACCACAAGTAGATTGATGACCGCTCTTTCCATTCTGCAATCCGCCGCTGAAATCCTGCGCCCGCCGCGACGGATGCCGGTCGCTGAAGCGGCGAGTCGCTACCTGCATATCCACCGGCCTGGCAGCGACAGTTCCGCGTGGCGGGCTGACTTGGTTCCCTACATGGTAGAGCCGATGAACCGGCTGGCGGACCGTACCATCGAGGCCGTCATCTTTGTCGGGCCGGCGCGAACCGGCAAAACCGCCGCGCTGGTACTGGGCTGGATGGCCTATGCCGTCTGCTGTGATCCTGGCGACTTCCTAATTCTAAACACCTCGGAAGCGACGGCCCGCGATTTTTCCAAAGACGACATAGCCCGCGCTCATCGCCATTCGCCGGAACTCAAGGCCCGGCTATCGTCTTATGCCAGTGACGACAACGTATTTGATAAGCAATACCGGCATGGAATGCGCTTGTTACTCGGGTGGCCCAGCATCAATCAACTGTCTGGCCGCACCTTACGCTATGTCGCCATCACGGACTATGACCGGATGACCGACAACATTGATGGCGAAGGTGATCCCTATACCCTGGCCAGCAAGCGGGTACAGACATTCCTGAGTGCCGGGCGCGTCTGCGTGGAATCGTCGCCTGGCTGGCTAATCGAAGACGCCAAATGGCAATACCGCGACCCGCACGAAGGCCCGCCGTGCAAGGGGATTTTCGGCCTGTACAATCAGGGCGACCGCCGCCGCTGGTACTGGCCCTGCCCGGACTGCGGGATGTACTTTACCGCCGCACCCGGGCCGGATGCGCTGATCGAAGTCGAAGGAGAGGCGCGGTTGATCTGCCCGCATTGCGGGGCCGCCATTGGTCGCGACAAGAAGCGGACGATGAACGCGGCGGGCGTCTGGCTGGCATCAGGGCAAACCATCAGCATGGACGGCGTGATAACCGGAGAGCCGCCGAAATCCAAGCTGGCCAGCTATTGGCTGACTGGCCCGGCGGCGGTCTATCAAAGCTGGGATTCTCTCTGGCGTAAGGTGCAGGCCGCGCAGGAAGACCTGGACAAGACCGGCGCCGAGGAACGGTTGCAGGCGGTCATGAGCGGCGATTTCGGCATGGCCTATCGGCCTCGCCAACTGCACGTCATCCGCGATCCGCGTATCCTGCAAGAACGCGCAGAAGACGTACAGAAACGCACGATTCCGCCCGGCGTCTGTTTTCTCACGGCGGCGGTTGACGTGCAGAAAAATCGTTTTGTGGTGCAGGTCGTGGGCTGGGGTCAGGACGGCGAACGCTGGCTGGTTGACCGTTATAACTTGCGCTGGTCACGTCGCAAGGGTGGCAACGACGAGCCGGAGCCGATTGATCCAGCGGGCCGTCTGGAAGACTGGGCGCTACTGATCGATCAAGTCATCCGCAAGCCCTATCCGTTCGTCCACGACGAAACGCAAGGACTGGCGCCACTGATGACCGCTGTCGATTCAGGCGGCAAGGCGGGTGTCACCGAGCGGGCCTATCTGTTCTGGCGGCAAGCCCGCCGTTCCGGCGCCAGCCGCAGCTTGATGTTGGTGAAAGGATCCAGCAGCAAGGACGGGCCGCGCATCTCAAAATCCTATCCTGATGCTTCTAAGCGCCAAGACCGGAAAGCGAATGCTCGGGGTGAAATTCCCGTGTGGCTGCTCAATACCTTGATACTGAAAGACGCGCTGGCGGCTGACATGGAGCGCACTGAACCCGGACCGGGTTATATTCACTGGCCGGCCTGGCTGGGCGGCTGGTTTTTCGAGGAACTGACGGCCGAAGTGCGGACCGCCAAGGGCTGGGAGAATGCCGGCGGGGCCCGTAACGAGGCGATGGATTTGATGGTGTACAACCAGGCCGCCTGGCTTTGTCTGCGCGCGGAACGGTTGGACTGGAACAATCCGCCCACCTGGGCGCAACCGATTCGCTCGGCGATCCCGATTAAGTCGGGGGAACCTGTCGCCGCATCCAAACCACCACCACCCAAACCGAAGCCGTCACCGCCCGCTGGTGGCGGATTTATCAATCGACCTGTTGGAGTTCCGTGGATACGATGACAGCACCAAAAGGACGAATCACGTTCATTCGCGGACGGATCAAATTTGGGGGGCATCGGAACTTGGCCTGTGTTTTCAACGAAACAGATTCTTCAGTCAATTATATATGAGTAAATTAACATGACTACCAACGTTACGGAAACGCATGATGGGGAAGTTGACAAGCTTGCAGCAACCTTCCCGAGCATTGATCTAGTGTATCCATTGGCTGTTTCCGCGTATGACACAGCAATAAAACGGTTTGATAGTGTAGACGCCCGGCTACAGACAATCACAGCCTATGTAGCTGCGGTTTCTGTGGTCGTTCCGTCAATAGCTAACACGCGGGGCATAGCCTTTGCTTCTTTCTGGTTTTATCTCGCTGTAGCTCTTTTTGTGGTTGCGTCAGTTATTGGTATTTGCGCCAGGCTATACGGAACCCTGAGCGTATTAAGTCCTAAATCTTTATTTAATCACTGGACAAATAAGTCTCAAATAGAATTCAAGAAGGATTTTATCTATTTTTCCGCTAATGACTTTGAGCGAAACAAGATCATCGTCTTGAACAAGTGGCGGATGGCCGTGGCTATCAGCGTCATCTTTCTATTGCAGGTTGCTTGCCTGTTTGCGTGGGTGATCCTTTGCCCCTAAGTGGAGTTCCTGGAATAATAAACTCGATAGTTTCCACCGTGGGTAAGTATTTGTTTATGTATGGTTTTAAGGCGTTTACACTCAAATATCCACCAAGGCAGTTAGCCATTCACGCAAAATATTTTTGAAAAGTAGTTGACAGTCTACCGGATGGATGTATACTAACAATCAAGAAGCGAGTGAATCAACCGGAGAGAGAAGATGAACTTGATCGAAAGCATTACCAGAAATCATCGCCGTATTGAAATCAACAATCGCAATTGTGGTGGGTTAGGGTCATGGTACCAAGTATCATTTTCTGTAGAAACTTGGGGCTGCGGATGGAAACATGCCGGGGTTAAGACTTTCGCCAAAGAAGCAAGCGCCAAGAAAGCTGCGGAACTATTTTTGAACAAATGAAGAGTTCTCACGGCGGCACCAGGGACGGGGCCGGACGTAAACCGATCCCGGCCACGCTCATGAAGAGCGTCAAGCTTACGCCTGCCCAATGGGAACGGGCGCGTCTTATCGGCGATGGCAACTCGGCGGAGGGTATCCGCCGCGCCCTGGATGCGTGGCAGGCTAACAAGTAGATAACCCGCAAAAACGAGGTATTATGAAAAACTGGCAACACCCCACCGGCAACACTCCCAAAACCGTCGCCCTGGTCTGCCTCGGACCCTCGCGCAATGCCTACATCAACGCTTGGCTGGCGCAAGACCTGTCAGAAGCGGTGTGCGGCTTGGATGAAATCTGGACGCTAAATCGGGGTATCGGGGTTTTCCAGCACGACCTGGGCTTTGTGATGGATCATATTCAGGGCGAGGCTGACAAATATCCTCGCTATGGTGCCTTGCTCTGGAAACATGACAAGCCCATCATCACCAGCGATAATTGCGCCGGCTGGCCGGAACATGTTCGCAAGTTGCCGATTC